GGAAGCTGTTAAGCTATCCAGGCCGAGCGGATCTGCTGTCCGCCCTCAGGTTCGTGCTTACGCACGATGGGATCCTATGAGTGATCATAGAGGTCCATGCCTTATGTAACTTACTTCCCATCCCCCCGCACCTTCGCCATGCGTTCTGGCGATGAAGGCCGTTTACCCACATCCCAAGATTGGTATAGTAAGACACTATACAACCCGGAATACGGGAGTCGAAAGACAGTGCAGTTAGGATGTTGGATTTATTAGCGAAACTTTCTTTCCGTGAGGAAATTGAGTCTCAGTTGTTTTATACCAAGTATGCCAAGTAGGACTTACAGAAACACGATCACTGTAGGAAATTCCCAGACATAATAGATATTACATCTGAATAAATCCTCCGTTTTTATGCTTCAAGCCTAATTGTTATACTTATCTAATGGTGTGGACTAGAATGACTCTAGATTGGAATTGCTCCACCTTTTATTAGGTGCACAAGAAATTTCTAGAAGAGACGGGAAGCCTTCTCCCGATCTGCTCCCCAACTTGCGTTGGAAAGAGGGGTCGAAAGTTTCAAATCAAACCAACAACACTTAATTTTTATGATATTTTTCATACCATTACTCACTAAGGTTGCGGTAAGACCGTTTCACTCCAGTGCTACACTCTACCTTCTCTCAAACCACAAATTGTTTCCGAAAGTGGATTGGGAGAGAGTCGATGCAGGCAACTACGCATGCGTAGACCCGGTTAATCCCGGGGTAATCTTGTACCTTTCGGAGCAAGATTACATTGTGATGGTCCGAGTAGCCATAACGTCCAATAGAACTTTAAAAGTCCTAGCGGCGCCAGGTGAAAATCACACCTCATCCACAACTTCTCAAGATCCTTCTCAAAATTCCCCTACTCTTTCCCCCTGGGAGACGGTCCTAAAATTAGGCCGTCGTACCTCAGAAGGTAGTGCAGGTGTAACACGCTTTCTCAATTTATGGAGATCAGTGATGCAACCCTTCTTTTCGAAGGTGAAAGCAACCCGTTCCACAATTAAGGGCGCGACTGGAATTTCGATGATCGGACTGACGCGTGAAAACGTAGTTCAGTGGTTCCATACATGGCATGACTTAGTGTCATGGTGGAGCCGTGGCTCACACTTGTCCACTGTCCAGAAAAACGAACGATATTCGTTCGGGGCTTTTCTTTTGGTCATTCTTAGGAACAACGGTATAAACCATCTCATAGCACGATTGAAAATCATGCTATTTGTTGTCAATGCCTACCTTGGAGGTAGACGGTTGACTTCAACTGAAGATCTTGGATTTAGAATCCGTCTTCAGAAGGGTCTTCCTGCTGCTTTGCCTAGAATTGTACGAGCCGGAATTCGGTTCGGGAATAAGCATTATATCCATATTTGGACATCAATGCTGTTCTCTTATAAAGGCCTCCTTGGTTCCTGGCAGGAGCCTCATCTAGCTGATGGCACAATTGCTTCACCCCACCCTGAACTTCCCACGAACCTGCTCAAGGTCTTCCATGACTTCTGCGGGGTCCTTTGGCACACGCTGCGTCTAGCATCAGCCCCCGAGCCTAACTTTAAGATTAAAGGGACATTCTTCTCTACCCATGCAGGACCTAACCACCCTGTTACCGTGCTTGGAGCCGGAATAGATGCCTTCCTTTGGGAGGCACTTGACCGATTCGGTTTTAAAAAGACCGGGTCCCAAGCAACTGGTGTCAAGGTAAATCAGGACATCATGGGTCCTAACTCTTGGACGGCGAAAGCCATCCAAGAAGTTACTGGAGTCTCTCGGAATTATATCCGAGAGTGGCTAGAGGCGACAGGTCAACCCGATATTTGGAAAAATATCAGATTAACTGCCAAAATGTTCGCTCTCAATAATAAAGTTTTACAAGGGGACAAAGATGCTAATGGCCTTTTTACGGTCATATCTGCGGCGGGCAAAGAAACCAGAACTTTCTCTGATTCTTACCTATATCGTTTCTTTGGGTTAAACACCCGAGGATATCAATTTAGGAACCCGACCCTGCAACGACTTCATAATTTATATGAGGCCGCCGGCAAGGTCCGGACAATCGCGATAGTGGATTACTGGACTAATTTCGTCCTGAAACCCCTCCACGATTGGATGTTTCAAATACTTGAACTCTTTCCACAGGACGCCACTTTCGACCAAGAGGGTAAGGTTCGCGAGTTCGCGAGTAGAGGCTACACATATGTGTACTCATACGATCTAAAATCGGCTACTGATTTAATACCTTTGGCTCTCTATAGAGCCTTATTTTCTGGGAAATTTCCCACAAAGGTATTGGAACTTTGGTTTGACCTTTTAGTGAATAGAGATTTCCTTGTACCTCGTACGACCGTGAAGAAATTCCCTAATCATCCGGCAAGGATACGTTATAATACGGGGCAGCCGATGGGAGCTTTAACAAGTTG